CCTATCTTACTGTGTTCTGTCGGGTTTCCCCATTTATTAAGTTCTTCTTTGAATATTTGATATTCTCTTTTACGAAACCTTTTATACCAATCTCTTGTGGGTTCTGGAGTCTTAATACCATAACTGGCTAATACAGTCTTAGCTAAAGATAAACAATCAGCAGCACCATGCTTGATAGGATCAGCACCTAAACGATATGGCATGCCAATAAGATGTACAGGCTTCATCTATTCTGTATATCTCCAGTTACAGGTAACGCTCCAACGATACTTGTAGTTAAACGTCTGTTAGGTGCAGTCGTACCAACAGCATCAATAGAACTGCTTAACAAAACTTCAATAGTTTCTGCATCGTAGGACAAAGAAGCTGCTAACCAGTTATCTCTTGTTAAAAAGTTATTACCGTATATTTGTTCTGGAATCATAGTGTCTGGATTTACTTTTGATACAAATATTTCAACACTATATTTATTTGTTATAGCTTCCTGTGCATGAGACATAGATACCTGATTGTTAGCAAGAACTAAAGCAGCTTCTAAATTATCTCCTGAGTTATTTTTTGCAGCACCTTGATATATGAAATTTAAAAACAGGTAATCAGAAATAGCAGGATCACCAGGGAATTGAAAAGATATTTTGCTTTCGTTAAGGTTGTCTGGGTTTTGTTTTCCATTCTGATAACGTCTTTGCACGTTACCATCTTTATCAATAATCTTGATAAACGTAGTGATAGCAGTGAGACTCATATACCTATCTTAGCTCTGGAACTTCTTGAGTTTTTAA